GAACTCTTGGTTTTAAGCCAACAATAAAAGAATATGATATGAAATTAAATGGTCGTATTGTTGGGAAAAAACAAAGAATTTGTTTTACTCCAAAAAGAAATGATATTGTTTTTAAATTAGATAGAAAACAAAATAAAATATTTAATAAAAAATGTTTTGACAGGCAAGATAAATTTAAATTTTTCATAAAAAATATAATTCCTCATTCGGTTGTTTCTGGAAATTGCATACAAGTAGAAGGAGGAATGTATTTAGCGGGAGAATCTTTAATTCCAACACATAATAGTCTTTTAGCATCAAAACATCTTCCTGCGTACATTTTAGAAAAAAATCCTGCTGATCGAATAATATTAGGGGCATATAATTATAAATATGCTGCTGATTTTTCTAGGGCAGTTAAAAGAATTTTAGTCGATAAAAAATTTCCTTATTTTTCAGGAAAACAATTAGCTGCAGAATGGGAAACTAATAAAGATGGTTTCTTTAAATCTTTCGGGATGCAGTCGGGAATCACAGGGACGCCAGCAGATCATATTTTTATAGATGATCCTATAAAAAGTTATCTTGAAGCCTTTAGTGAAACGATTAGAGATAATATTTGGAATACAATGGTATATGACATAGAAACGAGAGAGCAAAAAAAAGCTTCTTATGTAGTAATCCAAACGAGATGGCATTATGATGATTTATCAGGACGATTATTAGAGCGTGATGGTAGAATTGAAGATGGTGGGAAATGGGACGTGTTAAGCTTGCCTGCATTAGCAGAAGAAAATGATCCTCTAGGTAGATCAATAGGAGAAGCACTATGTCCATTTCTTCATTCGCGAGAAAGATTATTAGAACGTCAGAAAAAAGAGCCTTCAATGTTTCAATCTTTATATCAACAATCGCCTACGATGGAAGGAGGAAATTTGATAAAGATAGATTGGTTTAAATATTATGATCCAAATGTTATAACAAAATTCGATTATAAAGTTATGTCCGTAGATGGAGCATGGAAACCTGAGCAAGAAAACGATTATAGCGCTTGTACTACATGGGGCGTCATTGGCGATAATTTTTATTTGATTGATATATGGAGAGATAAGGTTATTTATCCGACATTCAAATTATTAATTCAAGCTATATTTAATAAACATAATCCTTCTACAATTTTAATAGAAGATACAGCGGCAGGCATTCCTTTTACGCAAGAATTAAGTAATCATCTGCCTGTTCATCCCGTAAAACCAGAGGGAAACAAACAAGTACGCGTTTCGGTTGTTAGTGATATTATTCAAAGCGGTAGAGTATTTATCCCAGATGATCATGCTTTGTTGTATGATTTTTTACATGAAATCTCTAGTTTTCCTAAAGGCAAAAATGATGACCTTGTAGACACCTTGAGTCAGGTGTTACAATATTTATCAAAGTTCACCTCATCACCTCTATCAATTTTTTAGTTGGTATCAATTTAAATTAGTTGGTAATTATATGAATATAACGAAATCAATAGGTAATTTATTTAGTCGAAAAAAAAATTCTTTTCCATCTGCATCAATAGAAACTAAAGATCAAGGAGCCGCAGGTTTTAATCCTTTAATATCCCCTTTGTTTTATGGCGATGGTGAAAAGCCCATATTATATACATCGGAAGCTGTTCTATATATGATGCAATGTGCGCCTGTATGGACGGCGTTGCATAAGATAGCAAAAGGAATATGTTCGATTCCACCGAAAGTTAGAGATAAAAAAACAGGGGAATTTGTTGAACATCCTGTTCTTGAATTATTAGCAAAACCCGATGCAGATATTACTTTTAATGAATTTCTTGAAAACTGTGCACAATGGTATATGGGCACTGGGAATGTTTATATCCGTGCGATAGGTTATATCAAAAACCCGCCAGATTCTTTACGCGTTATGCCCTCATATTCGACGACAGTTAATCCCAGTGGAGATGGTTATGCAGATATCATTATAACTCGGCTATTAATGATTGCTGATACTTATAATAGGCAAGAAGTAAAAGAATATGGTCGTCCACGTTATAGATATTATGCTAACCAATTCAATGAAATTTATCAAATCCGGTCGTTTAATCCACAAGTTGGTTCAAATATGGTTTACGGTTTATCTCCTCTTAATGCTGTTTTCTATGAGATGCGACAATATATCGAAGCTGCTAAAGCTAATATGTCAACCTTGATCAGATCGGCAAGATTAAGTGGTGTATGGAAGTATGAAGGATTTTTAAGTGATCAACAAAAGCAAAAAATACAAGCTGAAGTTAATAGTGCTTATGCAGGAGGACAAAATAGTGGACGGCAAGTTGTTTTAGACAAAAACATGAGCTTCGAGGATCTACTGCAAAAAGCACGTGATATGGATTATCTTAATACAGCTAAGCATACGGCAGAAACGATTTATAAAGCATTGGATATACCTTTGCCTTTAATTAATGCGGAAAATATGACTTATGCCAATTATGAGTCTTCACAATATTATCTTTTTAAAGATGCTATTATTCCTCTAAGGCAAAAAATAGATCAAGAACTGACTAATTTTTTAATGCCTCGTTATGATAAAGAAGATCGTTATGAAATATGTTTTAATACTAAAGATATTCCACAGTTAGAACCAGAAAGAAATACACAATTAAAACTTAAAAAAGAAACTGGTATTTATACTATCAATGAGATGCGAAAAGAATGTGAGTCAGAGGCGATAGATGGTGGGCAATATATCTATGGAACTATGGGCAATATCCCAATAGCCACAGATGATAGTGATGATTACGCAAAGGGTAATTCTTCTTATTCTGCTAATCTAACAACGGCAAAAGAATCGGCTGAAGAAGCACAAAATGTTCAAGAACAAAGCCAAGAAAAAGAAAAGCCTAAAGAAGAGACCGAAGAGGAGAAAAAGATTAATTTAGTGATAGCAAAAAATAGTTTTATCGATAAATTAAGATTGCAAATTAATAAAGATGGTTCCCCGCGCTTTACTGAGGAAGAAATAATGTCGTTAGCGCAAAAACATTATGGCGAATAAACATAATATTTAACAATGGCTATATTAACTCCACAAAAATATAAAAAACTATATTTACAAGCCGTAGATAATTATGCTCGCAAAATGCGTTTCGAATATGGTTTTATGCGCGAGGTTAATTCATTATTTAAAGGGCTAATTAAAGATTTTAAAGCTAATTATGTTAAATATGGTTCTGCTTTATCACTAAACGATTTTCAAAAAGATATCGAAGAATTGATATCTAAGCATCACATTAAGGTTTCTCTTGATTTTTCTGATAGTTTTAGAAAGATAGTAGGTAAGCCTAGTAATGAAAAATTAATAGAGCGTAAATTAGAGGCCAATATAAAAGGGATGGCTGCGCAAAGGGCTCATTTAATGAGTCATACTATTGCAGATACCACTCGTTTTAATATAGAAAAATCTGTTAAAGATGCAACTGTCGAATTAGCCATTAAAGAGGCTGAAATAACCGACAAAGCTATAGCAAGAATGGCGGGCAATTATTTAGATGATAAGTTTATAAGTCGTTCTTCTACTATAGGGATAACCGAAACGCAATTTGCCGCTGAAAGTGGAAAAGTTTTAGAAATAGATACATTAAAAGACTTTGATGCTGAAATAGATGATGAGCCTGTAAAAGAAATGACACGACAAAAGATATGGATAGCTATTTTAGATGATCATACCAGAGAGGCGCACGCAGAAGCAGATAGCCAAATAGTAGATTATGAAGATCCCTTTGATGTAGGTGGTGAAGAGTTGATGTATCCTGGTGACGATAGCATGGGGGCTAGCGAAGGTAATATAATCAATTGTCGATGTGATTCTGAGATTATTTTGGGAGATTAATTTACATAAAAAAAGCCCTATTATTCCTAAATAGGGCTTTTCCAACCTTGCTAACTTTACTGAGTGTATGAAAGACTCAAGACTAAGTATATTTAATTTAATCTCATTTGTAAAGCATTTTGCATCTAAATAAGTAAAACGTTGATTTTATTTATTTTTTATTGAGTCTATAGGTATAGAAGAGCTTTGCGTCTAAATAAGAAGCTATGCCCAAATAAGATTTTTTTAGTTATCGTTATATTTTCTGGCCACATAAAGTTTATCTTGTATGCTTCCTCCATGTACCATGCTCGGTTTTCTGAATATCAGTTTTCCTTGTTCTTTATATCTTTCATGTCTTAACATCATGAAATGTCCTCGCCTAAAATGAGGGATTACTTTCCCCACAGTATTTTTATGCAATATATTATTTTTATTTATATTGATAATCGAAGGAACATAAATCACTTTCGATAATGGACGTTTAGGGCGGTTATTGACTCCTGCTTTTCCCTGTCTATGTAGTTGCTTTTCTGTTATAGGAATTGCTCTATATTCAGGAATAGAAATATATAAAAATATTTTCATTGCTAGGGTAAATATTTTTTTTTCTAAAGTTTTATATATTGTTCTATCAGTTGTGAATTTATCAGAGTTTCTATCTATATAAGATCCTGCTTTATCATTTATAAAATTATTTACAGCTCCTTCAGGAATTAAACTCCCAAAGAATGACGGTTTATTTGTTTCTGTCTTGGCTCCTGTCATGAAAAAAATCCCATTATCATCTTTATATGTTAAAAAACCATCACATAAAGATGTAACATTCATATTGATTCTCAATTCTTGTTTAAAATTTTTTATATTATCTAAAACATTTTTTTTATTTGATATAATTGTTGTTGGTAAATCGTGGGCATCAAAAAATAATTCTATTGAACTGCTTGGGAATTTTATATCCTCAAAGTTGATATCAATTATATCAACCTTATCAAGCATTAAAATAACTTCTTTTTCTACAAATAATCGTATTCCTTCTTTATATTGAGTATAAAGAATTAAATAATTAACTAAATCGAGTTCGTTTTTGATTCCTGATTCTGGAATATATGCATTTTTGTTTTTTACTTCCTCAAAACGGGGGTATGATAAATTTTTAATTATGTTCATGTTTAGCTATGATTTTTTAAATAGATAATTAAAAGATTACACATTAATGTCTATGAGTTCTCCCCATGTTTCTAAAATTTTATTTAAATATTTCTCTGCTTTTTCTTTGTCTTCAAAATAAAGTAAAAATACTTTATTGTCTTTATCTTCGTTTATGGTCGTATCTATGTATATACTAAATTCATTGTCAGTCTCATCATAAGAAAAGCTTATATATGATATAGATGATGTTAATATATAATCGATACTATCTTCAGTGATTATCTTTAAAATTTTATTATTCATTTTTTCTTTTCTTCCATCCATTTTATAATTTCTTCATAATCCCATGCTGCCACTTTCTCGGCGAGTTTATATCGTTTAGGAAATTTACCTTGTATTTCAAGGCGTCTAATGGTGGTTTTGCTAAGGGAAGTAATATGTTTGACTTCTCCTATGCGTAGGAATCGTCGGCTAGTCGTTTTTAAGAAGCTCATAATCATGTGTTATTTCAAATCCAAGTTCTTTAAAAGTTTTATTCATATTTGCAAGAAATATTAATTGAATTTTATCGAAATCATCAATTTCGAAAAAAGATTTTAATATATGTATTACTGTTGTTGAATAAAAACTAGTTAATATAGACATTCCCTCGTTAGGATCTAATTTATATTTATTTGCTAAATCTGCAAAATGACTTTTTAATTCAGTAACTATTTCTTGCGTGATTTTTTTTTTTTTGTGAGGATCATTCATATTGTATTTAATTTATTCATTTATATTTTTCTCTTTTTTATACCAACCTTTGACAGTCATACCCAAGCTTAAACCTTGTTTAGCTAAAGCATTTATTATTTCATTTAATGATTTTATTCCAAAACCTGGAATTTGCGATAAAGTATTTTTATTGTATTGAATTAAATCACCAATAAAAAAAATATTATTTACCGTAAGACAATTAATTGAACGAATGGTGAGGCCTAAGGATTCAATAGGCTGGAATAATGATTTAATATCGAATTCTTTATAGGAGTCAATATCTTTGAATGACTTTTCTTTGATTAGTTTTTTCATATTATTAAATTTGAATGTATAAAAAACTCTTGGGTTCGGCATTTCCACGATCAGATATGGAAATGCTTACTGCCAAGAGTGCCTATACATCTGATATGTAAACATATTTTGCATAAAAAGTCAATCGAAAAAACCTATAAAGATTCATATAGTCCAAAAGAGTATTTATATATATAAGTTTTTAATGGCGATTCTTCCCGCTACAACCCTATAAATAATTTATTTGCGCATGGATCCCCATCCCTTTCTGCGGCTGATTAGACTCGAACTAAACCACGGTACTCATCACCTCGGAGTTGAACCGATTCCGTTAATATATAAACAAATTTTGTGTAAAAAGTCAATCGAAAAGGCCAATAAAAACTTATATGGTGCGATATGGTTATATATAGACTAATAAATTAATAACGTTAAACATATTGACTTTTTATGTTATTTTTATTTGTTTTGTTTTATAATTGGTATAAAATAGATAAATCACATAACTAAAACTTTCAAAAGAAAATATGCCTTACGAAAATGAGCATTCTGCTCGAATCAATGAGCCATCTAAATATAAAAAATTTAGACGTGAAAATAATAAATTTGGTACTGGTATTGATGTTATATGGGGTATTCTTTCAGATGGAAAGACAGAAATACAGGCAATTAGATTTGATAAAAATAAATTTAGCGTGTCAGAGGCTAAAAAATGGTTAAAAGATCATGACTATAGCCCGATAGAATTTGCAGAGGCCAGTGAGAAAAGTATGAATGACGAAATTGAATATAAAACCTTTAATTTTAATTTTGAAACAATTGATGAAAACAAGGCGAATCATAATGATAGTTTAGGAATCATAAAAGGTTATGCGTCGACTTTTGATGTGATTGATTATGGAGATGATGTTGTTGAACATGGGGCTTTTTTAAAGACAATTGACCGCTGCCAAAAAGAAGGAGATAAAATACCAATGTGTTTTCAACATTCTATTATGCACATTATAGGTGGATTTGATCCTGCTAAGATGTATGAAGATGACAAAGGTTTGCATGTAGAAGGAGAAATCTATAAAAAAACTAGTATGGGCGCTGATGTGTATGAATTGGCTAAACGAGGAGTATTAAACAAAATGTCTTTTGGATTTACAACTAATGATGTTGGTTATGAAAATGGTGATGGTAAAACAATTAGAAAACTTAAAGATATAAATTTATATGAGATAAGTATGGTATCACACCCTATGAATCCTCATGCCAGAATTACAGATATAAAGGCAGATAAAGCTGAGGAATGTATATCTATCAATGAATTTATTGGAATTATATCAAATAGGGATATATCACTAAACGAGAAAAAATCTTTAGTAAGCCAAATTTTGCGTAAGAATATTTTATCAAGGAATGCCGCTGATTATATTGTTTCTTTTATTTTCAAAGAAAAGCAACAAAATAAAAATGAAAGCAAATCTAATGAACTAAAAATGATTAGTGATTTACTTGCTGAAATTGAATCAAAAAACAAAACAAAATCTTTAACATCTACAATAAAAGAAATACAAGCAATTCTTAAATAGTTTACATATCTATTCGCGAAAAAATCGCGTCATAAGTCTCTATCCTTAGAGCATCTCTAAATAATGGTTAGCCATTAATCAATAAGAAATTATTTTTTTTATTTTATCTATTAACAATTTAGAGGGTTTAAAATGACTGATAGTAATATCGAAACCAAGGCTGAAGCAACAGCAGAAGGAATGTCCAAAATCGTTGCTGCTTTGCGCGATAATGTACAAAAATATACTGAAGAAAGCGTTGAATATAAATCTACAGTAGAAAACATTCAAAAAGATTTTGATAAATTTATCAAGGAAAATGAAGAATTAAAATCTAAAGTTCATGAACAAAAAACAGAAGCTGAAAAACAAAAAGAAGTTATATCAGCTTTAGAACGTCATGTAGCTGTAAATAAAGTTGGAGCTATAACAACAAAATCAGCAATAGACAAAGATTTAACCTATGTATTTGAAAAAATGATTGGCTGTGACAAACAGATGTTTGATGCTGCTAAATGCGATAAAAAATATATAGAAGCAATAACAAATATTTGTTCTAAAGACACGAAATTAACTCCTTCTCAAGCATCTGCGACTAGATTTATTTTATCTAAAGAAAATAAAGGAATTAATGAGCATGCATTTGAATTAGAAAAAAAATATATTCGTACAGATATTGATGATTTAGGTGGTTATTTAGTTCCGCCAGAATTTTCTTTGACAATTCTAAAACGTGGTACTGAATATTCTCCAATTAGACAGCATTCTAATGTAATGACTACTTACAGCAATCTGTTATATCTACCTGTACGTAATGTTTTAACTGCTGCTTTTATGGAATGGGAACAAGTTCCATCAATTGATGCTAACTCGAAATCACAATCTCAATACGTTAGAGAAGGCATATACATGAAGAGAATGGGAGTAAAAACCCAGGTTTCCCATGAAATGATTCTATATAGTCCTTTTGATATACAGGCATTAGTATCAAATGACGTAGTAGAAAGATTTACTCAAGCAGAAGGTAATTTATTTATTAATGGCGGTGGTACTACATCATCTCCTAACCAAGTAGAAGGAATTTTAAGCAATCCAAATGTAATTGCATATAACTCTGCTGTTTCAACTTTAAATGCAGACGATGTTTTGAATATGCAAGCTTCAATCAAATGGGCTGTTGTTGGTGGTACTGAATACGATAGAACTTACATTCTAAATAAACGTACACTCATCAATTTATTAACGAAGAAAAGTGGTACTGGTATTTATTTATGGAACACTGGCGCTTTAGGCGGTGGGTATCCTGATACTATTGGTGGTTATCCTTATGTGGTTGCTGCTGATATGCCTGATATTGGTTCTGGCAATACTCCTGTCGTAATGGGTGATCTTAAACGTGCTTACACAATTGTTGATAGATTATCTCTGTATATGATTCGTGATGACGTTACCGATCCACCTAACGTTAATCTATCATTCTTCAAATATTTTGGCGCTAAAGTTGTTCTTCCTGAAGCTTTAGTAAAATTAGTTTTAGCTTAGTATTAACTTAATATTAGCTATTAATAGAGGTTAAAAAACATGGCACAAAAAGATTTACATAATAATGTCAAAAGTGCATTGGCATTAAACATAACAGCTATCGGCTCAAGCACTACCACTAATGGTAATGTAATTGACACAAAAGGAT